TGATTTGCAAATTTCCTACTGCTCCAGTAGTTCCAATTCCGATATTTCCACCATTATCATAAATAACACTATTTCCTATTGCACTTGAACTTGTAAACTTGGGGATATAGTTGGTAGTGCCTGATACTGCACCCGTAACGTCATCTAATAAAGCAAACGTACCGCCTTTGTTCGGAAAACTATATGTGTATGCACTATTATTTGAAATAGATGTAGCGTCTAAATAAACTCCTTTGATAACTCCAGCACCTTGGCTAAAGTTTAAAACCAACGTATTTGTACTTAAAGCACTAATAGAGGTTAAACCATTGCCTCCGGAACTTGAAGATGAAAACTGCTTAAAGCCTAAATAACCGCCTGATGAAGTATTATTGCCAACTATTTGAGAAGTTCCTGAAGAGATTAAATTAGTGCCTAAATCAACAGTACCAGTCGCTCCCGTATAGGGAACATAATTAGCCTTTATAGAGTCTATACCCTTTTGTCTCCATGCCCTTGTACTTATTAAAGCCGTATCAATAGCTAATGTGCCTGTGGTTGTAATCGTACCGCCTGTAATTCCCGTACCAGTATTGGTCGCTACGCTAGTAACAGTTCCCGAAGGGCTAGCACTAATAGCACTATCCACATAGTTTTTATCTGTAAAAGACCTTGCTGTATAACTCCCTGCCCTATTGATATCATATCCTGCAAATCCGTGAAAGTCAAAGTTTGCTCCACCACCTAATCCCCACTCAGCTACCTTAGTTCCTGAGTTAGAATAAAAAGCTGCTCCTGCTGCATTTAAAGCCTTTAGTCTTTGTATATTACCCAAACTATCTGAAATAATTGCCCTTACATTTACTGTCCTAGCATAAGGACTGAGCATTGCTGTTGTGTCCACCTTTCTCAAATAAGGTGAAAGCATTCCCGTTGTGTCACCCACCTTTAACATTCTCAGCCATTGTGAGCCTGTGTAAATTTGTAAAGATGAGTCTGCTGTTTTATAAAATAAAGCACCTGCATTGGTAGAACCGCCTGTCCTTAAACTAGGGGTTGTGCCTTTAGGAATATGAAACGTACTATCAAACATCCCTGCTATCCAACGATAGCGCCCATTTATATTAGTGTAATTAGATGGAGCCTGAGCCATACCTAACACACTCACTAACAACAAACCGAATAAAAAAAGTATTCTTTTCATTTATATTGTTTTATATACTACTTCAATATCTTCACCATCATTAAAAGGTATGCCAAATGTCAACATTCCTAATGATGGGCTATATTGATAAAATAACCCACCATTTTGTAACAAAGCATCATTATCAGTTAAATTAAACAGCATCCCTGACCTTGACACCATCAAAGGCTGTATATAAAGCAAAGAAGCATCATATACTTGCGTTGACTCAGTAATTGGCAATCCTTGCGGATAATATGTTTTTCTTAATACCATTAGTCTTTCCACATTGCCCAGACTGTCTCACCTGGATTAAAAGGAATATTTGCATCAAACACAATCCTGCCTAATGCAGAATTGAATAAAGCCGTTCTATTGGATGGGCTACCGCTAGTTATAGGATCATAAACAGTCCCTTCCCTACCTATAGCCAAAATCGTCTTACCAATTAAGGACTTGCTACCTACCGACAAGCCCGACACAGTATAAGTACCCTCTGTAGTATCCCAATAATCAGAATCAACATTTTCATCAAATAAACCACTTGATGGGGTTACATCCATACTAAATCCTCCTGTTCCTATGATATTCACATTAGCTTGTACAAAAGATTGTACATCACCGCTAATAGGTAGATTCTCAATTAATGCCTCCCCTTCTATCGTTCTAACATCACCATCAACACTTGTAAACTCAAACTGCCATTCCAAAGATGACCTTCTAACTGATTCCTGTATCAGATAAAAAGGGCTTATCCTATTACTATCGTTTTGCGTTACTAACACCCCTGATGCTGATCCGGACCATTCTGTGCGCCTGATTCTGCGCTTAGTAAACAAACCATCATTTACCCCTGTTTTGTTGATAATCTCATTCCTCATTTCAAAAGAACAAGATTTGGCACAAAACACAGGGTAATACTGACCTGATATTTTAACGGATGCAATCATTTGACTGCCCCTTACTACACCTCCATCACTCATTTTTGTACATATTTAAACGAATGGCCATCATAAGATTTTAGTATGTTTGTGTCATTTACCTCAATCATATATAATCCCCATTCGCAGTTGTCTGTATCTTGTTCGTAATGCAATACCTTAAATTGCTTCTTATCGGTTGCAGGATGCGGATCTGTCTGCATATAACAATGCATCAAATCAGGCAAATCAGGCAATCCATAAGTATCGGTGACATCAGTCTCCAATCCATCTACAGTAGCCTCAAATGCCGTAAAAACCCTGTTAAATTGATTCCACACCGCCTGATTCTGATGTTGTCCATACGGATAAATATCTTCAGGAGGCACACCACCGCCAGGGTACTTTATGGAATCATAAAAAGCATCAGTTAATAAATAGTTGTACCCTTCAATCAAAGGTGTAGTGCTTTCCGATTGCGTTGCCTCCACAAATGTTAAAACAGTCTTATTTGTAATCGTAGAATAGTTAATTGCTATGATTCTAAATGTGCCGTTATTGTTACTTGTATTAGTAATGCGAATATATTGATTTAAATCAAAATATGGGGTTTGAAACCCATCTAATGTGACTCCATTGCCATCCTCAAATATAGCAGAAGCATTGTATAATATATCACCACCTACAGCCCTTAACATAGCACCTTTAATCTCTTTTTTAGGGCTATCAGTCATGTAAATAGTGTTTTCTCTTACTGCTTTATTGTCAACTGACTGCTCAGATATGTGCCTTTGGCCAGAATATCTTTGATAGCTACCATTGATGTATGGTATGTAGCTAAAGTTTAAATTAGAATACCAAATGTCAACATCGTCATTTGTAGTGTTTAACTGATTGAATTGGTTAATCCAAATGTAAAGTTTCCCATCAGTAGGGCAGGCAGGTGCTTCCCAGCTAACACTTTGCCATTCTGTTAAGTCAATATCAAAGTCAACTGAAACAGATGCCTTGCCTGTGTTTGTAGTCCAGTTATTGGTATCATACCATGTATAATCCAAACTATCACTTGTAGGCACCCCCAATATCCACCATGATCCATCATCACCATGCAATACAGCTTTCATCAAATCACAGTTACCATTACCACCTGGACCGATGTTATTAGGCAATCTCCAATCTATTGAAACACTAAATCTATCCTTTTCTTGTATGTAAAAAGCCTCAGACCTTGCATAAGTCTGTAAGTTCAAAGAATAAGACTGCCCTGACTTAGGTGTAATAACCACATATCTGTCAGTCTCATAATCAAACGTATTAAATACTCTATTAATGTATGCCTGTGATGTAGGTGCTGCATAATAGCCTGGCACACCTTGAATGACAGTCCAGTTGTCTAACTCATAAGTCTTTTCTAATGGGTTACTCCCATCTATTAAATCACCCCTATCAAAAGCAATGTTTTCAATAATCTCAATAGGGTAGTTATAATCAAAAGTTTGCTCAACCGCTTTATATGGTCTTTGTAAAGATAGTCGGGCATCATCATTCATAAATGCCATATCCTCAGTAGGGCCAATCAGCTTTAAGTAGTTTTTAGTCTGATAGTCTATCGGTGTGCCATTGTAATCAAATCTCCCAATCCTAAACTCAGTATTGCCAGCCTCATCAATAGACTTTATAAACCATCTATTCTTATCCTGACTCAGTTCACAAAATTCACCCAATATTTTCTCTAATACAGAAAAACAGCTTTCTAATGTACCAATCTCAGCCTCAAAGGTCTGAGCATTTAAATATATGTTATTGTAAAAATGGTACTCAATGTAATCATAAATGGCATTCTCTTCCAATATGTTCATCTGCACCCAAATATCTAATTGAATGCCTGTCTTTTGTAAAGCCCAGGCTATGTATTTAATCAATGGATGTGGGCCAGTCAGAAACCTACCTGCATCGTCAGACATAGGTAAATCTCTTAAAAACCCTAAACCATCCGTTGCCGTTAATACTAAGATATTCGGATCAGGCTGAAATGTCTGCCCTAAATCAGATATTGATAGCCATCCTGTGAATATAACCTTATCCTCTGCACCTACCGCAACCTGCACTTTATATTGACTATCACCCCCATTAGCAAATGCCATAGCATTAACCTCATCATTAGTCAATACCCTGATAGTGCAACTTTTACTTTTTATAGGTGTAAACTTATCTTCTGAATTGTCAACAGTCTGAAAAACAATAGGACTATCTGCCATTTCCAACTCTATTTCAGTTGGTGGATAATCATAATATATTTCCTCTGTTGCACCAATAATAACCCTAAATCTAATTTCATAAGAGCCAAAGGCTACTATCCATTGGTAAAAGCCTGATAAATCAGGATTAGTCAATGTAATATCAGTCCAATCAACTGCGCCCTCTAATCTGTAACCAATTATCAATTCATCCGTTCCTGTAGGCAATGAAGTCCAACTGACATTCATTAATTGCTGATTGTCACCTATAGATGGATCAACCCAATAATTCAACCCATAGGGCAAAGTAGTATCTACTAAATCCGTAATGGTTAAGTAAATAGTCTGCTCATTCGGGCTATTATCCGAATAATCAACTTGTGTATTAACAAACGAACCTTTGTAGATATTAGCCATTTACTCTTAATTGACTTCTTTGTGTCCTTGCTGATGCTAAAATAATATCTTGACCTCTTAATGTTGTTCCACCTCTGCCACCCATGCCTAACATAGAAGCCAATCCACCCCCAAAAGATGGCACTTGATTATTAGGTACAATCTTACCACTTGTAGCAGGTACGAATAATTCCGGCCCTCTTTCACCAACTAAGTAAGGTGTGTTACCACTTACAGGACCACCATCTGCCCTTGCACCACCAAAGTTCTTTAATAAAGTTGATGCTGCTATGGCTGCAATACCCAATCCAATAGCCGTAGCACCTGGAATGGCAAAACCTGCTGGCCCTAATATCTTATCCAATCCCTCTTTAACTATACCATATTGGATTAATGCCTTACCAACCGCATTAAGTAATGTAGAAAAGACTGATGTGATTTTTTGTGTAATATTTTCTCCTGCCAATGCCTCACCTACACCTTCAAACAATCCACTAACTGATGAAGCAATGTTTTGGTTAATATTATCAATGGCTGCATTAAACTGCAATAAAGGTTCTTGCAATGCCTTAAATGCATCCCTTGCGCCTTGAATCTCAGGTGCAATCTTCAATGGTACTTTAACAGGCTTTAATGCCTTAAATCCTTCTTCCAATCTTGTCTGATAGGCATTTGTCAATATACCAATCTCAAATCTACTAGCTTCTTTAGCTTCTAATATGCTTCTTTGGCTAATTCCAATAATAGGCTCATAATCAATTTGTATTTTACCCCCTGATACTTTTCTACCTGCACCACCTAATAAGGCAGTAGATTTCAAAGCCTGCTCATTAAACTGCTTAGTAATATCACTTACCTCTGCTGTAATCTGAGCATATTCTTTTTGCCTTTCATTCAAGGCTTTTAATGCTGCATCCCTTTGGGTAATAAATATTTCACCCTTACCTAATTCCTGCTCTCTTACAGTCCTAGTAGGCTGATTAAGGAATTGCTGTTGGGCTTTATTGTAATTTAATTGTGCCTTAGTGACTTCTTGCTGAGCCTTTGCCTGATTAATCAACAAAGTGGCTGCACGATCAGCATACTGATTGGCTAAAGCCTGTGCAATTAACCCCTGTGTGTATTGTTGTACTAATTCAGTAGCCTGTGCAGTAGCCACATTAGCTAATGTTAGCTTTTGGCCATAGTCACCTAAAATATTATTGGCTTTCTCTAAAGCCTCGTTTCTTTGCGATAATGGTAAATTACCATCTTTAGCAATCTCTACAAACTTCTGTAATTGTAACCCACTTGATGTAGCAGATGCCTTTGCAGAGTCTAATGACTTGTTAAATTCATCAACATCAGACTTTGCCTTTTTAGCAGCAGATCCTGCACCAAATATCTCTTTACTAAATACAGTAATTAATGATGTAGCAGCAGCAAATGCTAATCCAATACCAGCAGGTCCAGCTATTGAGCCTAATAAACTCTTAAATGCGCCACCTACTGAGCCTGTTTGTGTTTTAAGTCTTGTAAAATCGTCAAATAAAGGCTGTAAGTTGTTTGAGATGGCTATAAACCCAAATGGAGCATCCTGCACAATTCGGCTAAGATTACCAACTGCAGTTCCGGCTTGATTGGCTGATTGTGGTAGCTTTTGTAAGGTAGTAGCAGCTTGACCTACTGATGAAGATAAAACATTAGCACTTTTGCCTGTCTGCTCTAATTCAGTCTGTACCTTGTCTAACCCTGCAATAGCCTTACTGACATTAGCACCTATTTGTATCTGTAATTCAGCCATTCTGTTGTTTTTTAAGCCTTCTTAGGGCATCCTTTTCCTTTTTCTCTTTTAGCAGCTTCTTAATATCGTCTTTAGTCAATTCCTGTGTTTCCTCTAGCTGCCAACTATCCATCACAAACCTTGCACCATTGCCCTTGCCTATCAAAGACTCACATATCAGGGCAGTCTGAAACCTAAGCAATAAGCTATCGGTTTTTACCCTATCCATGTACCCCTTTCGGAGTAGTAGATATTCGTCAAACTCCAAATCATAGAACTCATGCGGAAGCAGACCTATCTGCCCAAAAGCCTCCGACCTTAATTCATCCCAGGTTAAGGATTTACCACCTGGGCTTCTACTTCCCCCTGCTCTTTCGGTTTGTTTAAATCAACAAACTTATTAATTAATTCAGCAGCATCATTCTCATCCATACTGCCCACCCATTCTTGTACTTGTTCTATACTTACTAACTCTTTGACTCCTGTAGCCTTATTATAACAGTTTAAACCGCCATAAACTAAGCCAACTAAAAAGTCAAATTGCTTATTAGGTTTGTTTAGCAGTTCAGACATTGTGAATGGATCGGATGATGTGGCTTCCCCATAGAATTTAGAAAACCACATTTTACCGACATCCAATTTTCTTTCCTGACCGCCTATTGTGTGTGTGATTTGTTTCATGGTTTATTAGCTTGCAGGTTCAGTATCGATATCTCCTTCAATCTCAATAGTCATTGTGAACTTAGCAGTCTGACCGCTTACGTTCTGCTGACCTAATGCTGAAATCCATCCATAACCGCCATGATAAACAGTCTCAGATGAATCAGTCAAATGCCAATACTTCTTAGTGTTGTTTGCATAAAGAGTTTGAAAGTCATTGTAAGAAGCCTCATCAGCATCAGGAGCCGTATCAACAACTGCATTCAATGTGAATCGGTTGTTTTGAGGTCCTAATACCTTTAAAGTTCCACAGTTAGTTTCATCACTAACCACATTGCGACTGCCATCAAAAGATCCCTCAGATTGACACACAGCCGACTTTTTCGCACCACCTGGAGTGTCAGAGTATTGTATAAACATTACACTACCACTCAATGTTGTTGGATCTGCCATTTTGTTTGTATTTAATTTTGATTAAGAATATGCTCATATCTTACGATAAGCCTAAATAATTTTTCTGCTCCATCATCTTCATATATCTCAGTTTCCGATTGTACGGTAATCTGCATGACCTGATGATTAGAGATTAGTATTGGGTTTGTGTTTGGTGTTGGTAACATAAACAAATTGATTTCATTTAATAAATCATAAGCTGTCTTACTGTTACCTATATTAGCAAATTTAGTCACTATTTCAACCACTATGATTGCGTTGGTTAAAAAGGCTGAATTGTTTAATTCTGTTTGTGTTAATCCTTCTGACCGGATTAGTATATAGTTAGTATTGACATTCAAAGGCACAGCATCCTTATATACATTAGGAGTCACGTTATTCTTTATTTGAGAATACCATGCAGTCTTTAAATCATATAAGGGACTTTTATAAGCCATTTAATAATGCGTTTAATCTTTGTGTCAAATTGTTCCTAACTATTGGGATTTGCTTAAAAAAGAAGGGCTTTGGGTTAATACCATTCTTGTAAATTGACCTAGCAATCAAAAAGGCTACCCTATCCAATTCCTTCCCACTAGCTATCCCTTTTCTCTTTACCCATGCTTTAATAGCATCAATCAACTTAATTGAGCCTGATTGTGTAGCCCCTCTGTACTGACTTGCAAATTCCTCTGTTCCTGGATAAGGATTAAACTTGCTTTTGGTACCAAATTCAATAAAAGGCGCATAAAATGTATTTGCTGATACAGTATATGATAAATCACCTTCTTTCTTGTAACTAATAGACCTTAATAATGTTCCTCTGTCACCCAAATCCCTTTTAGCGAGTCCTACAAACTCCATAGCAGCAGCCTGTAATTCTCCATCCACTTCAGCCTTAATCTCTTTGCTGGCTGAGTCAATCTGCTTCTTAAAAGCATCTAATCCTATGACATTGACATTAATCATTAATCAGCTTGAAGGTATAATTTAGTATTTGCAGGATTCCATTGTTGATAAGGATCAACAGGACTGCACGTTAATAAATAATTAGCCCCATAAACATTTGATTGTTCTAATTCATAATTACTAATGCCAAAATATTGACTATTTACAGGATCAGCATTTTGTAAATTAATATATTCCTCAATGCCTACTGCATAACCAATATATGTACCTTCACAATTATAAACATTTACACCACCATCAATAGTTGTGTATGATAATACTTCATTTTGCACTGCGTAATTATATATTCTAAACTTACGAATGCAAAGTCTTTCACAAGTTAAAGGTGCTGATGCTTCATCTGTTAACTGCGTAAATGGTGGCAAAGGTTGATACACATACCAAAATACCTCTACCTCATCAGGTGGTGTTAAATAAGGATAATATATTTGTGTTTCTGGACTACCACCTAAACTAACCCTTTCATTGAAGTTATTAGTATAAGGTTGTCCATTTGGTTGCCTTACAATTATTTGTAATAAGTTACCATTTAAGTTACCTCCATTAAATGTGAAAACTCCTGTTTCTTGATTATAATCAAATGATGTAGGATTTACAACAGATGTGCTACCACCACCAGCATTTGCCTCAAATGTAGCAAACCCTGTTAGGATGTAGTTAAACCTTTTTTCTTGCACCCTTTGCACATTTGTAATGGCATAAGTCTGACCAAAGTATTCAATCTTGTAGTTAGCAGTAACCAAATAACCTCTAAAATTAATCCTAAACTCTTTAGAATCTGACATGGCAGTCCTTCCCAATTCCTGGCCTCTAGTTCCACCCTGATCAGTTACATCTGCCCACATTTTATAGGTATTAGTAATTGATTCAACAGCATCACCAAAAGCATCAATAACCTCTGTATACTCAATCAGTTTAATTGGTTTAAGGTTGCCTATTGCCATTATCCTATCCAGTTTGCAGTTTTGTACTTACTAGCTAATGCCATAGCCTCTTTGCTAATAGCATCCACATTTTCATCCCCTCTGTTAATGTATCTGTATGCTACCTCTTTATAAATAGCATCCTTTAAACCCTTTGGCAAATTAGCATACCCAGCCTCATATTGTAACCTCATATTCTCATAAGTAGGGGTTTTTAATACCCTATTATTGAATGAAGTCTTAAAATCATCTGTGCTTATGCTATCCCCCTCATCATCGTATAAATAAAGAATCTGATTTACTGGGCCAAATGGTATTTCAATATCACCTGCTAAGTTGGTAAATTCAATCTCCCATGTTTTGGGGATAAGTGACAGACCTGTAAATTCCTCTAATCTCTCCCTTGCAGATGTGATTAAATCCGCAATTAAGGTATCATCATCATCATACTCAGAAGATAAGGATTCAGTAGAATCAATAAACCCCTCTAGTCTCAGATAGCTTTTAACTTCCTCAACTGTTACAGGCTCAGTAATCCCTGATTCATCTGTTTGGTCTTGCCAATCTATTATTAAATTATACAACATAGTAAGTATTTAAAAAAAAGGGCCAGCCGAAACCGGCCCCTTCACACCACATCAAACCACAGCACTATCTTATGACTCGTTACCGAAATCTCCGTAGATTACGGCATCAGTACGCATCAAATTGATATCTTCAAAGCACTCAACACGAGCAGTAACAAGGTTCTTCTGGAAGTTGTCGCTATCCTCATAAGAGAACTCAACACGCAATCCTTCAGTTTCTACACGCTCAATGTAGTTAGCATCGATAATCAAAGCCTTGTCATCAGTTACCCAGCTAGCACCAATCACAGGAACACCAGCAATGCGGATGTTTCCGTTAGGATCGATGATAACACCACCAGGTACAGAGTAATCCATTGGCTTAGTCTTTAACAAACGTGCCCATTGTGCATAGCTTACCAAAGCAAAAGATGCATCAAAGTTAGCATCAAGTTGGTTAGCAATCCAGTCAACTAACTGCTCTGCATCTACAGTTGCAGATGTAGTAGTTGAACCTGTAGCAGCCTGAGAAACGGCACTAAAGAAGGTTGCATTCTCTTTCTTGTAGAAGTCACGCAACAACATTCTCTGCAAAGTGTTTTGCAAGAAAGGAAGTTGGAACATCATTTGCTTAGAGAAACGTGCAAAACCTGCAATGTAGTCAGATACTACTTTCACCTCAGTAAGGTCGTAGTCAATCTGAGATTTAGCATCCCCTTCAGTTTGGATTCCAATAGAACCTTCTGTACCTGTCTCACGATAAGTAACATAAAGTCCAGTTGGGCTAACAGCAGTAGGGATAAGGTCACGCATATTTACTTTCTGCGCAGGAACCAATCCTTGACGACTGTTATAAGTAGCCTGACCATCACCACTTAAGTTGCTACCCAAAGTCATTGTTCCTACTGACTTAAGGTCAATAGTCAACTTTGCATTCTTGTCCTTCTTGAAATTCTCGATTTCAGCTTGCTTAGCTTCAAAAGCCTCGGCAATAGACTCTGTGTAAGCCTCACCAAAAGACTTAGACTTGCTTTCAATCTTCTTAGCAGCTTTCTCAGCAATAAGTTGATCCAAAGCAGCTTGATTCTTTTTAGCAGCCTCATCCATAGTAACTAAGGCAGATTTAACTTCAGAAACCTGTCCTTTAACCTCTGCGATAGCAGCCTCATTGGCAGCTTTCATTGTTTCAACGGCAGCA